CCACAATTTGATTGGGTTATGGGTTATGATGCTTTTAACAAATATATTATCGATAAGTATGGATCTATAGAAACAGCACAAACAACATATCATCATTATGAGAAGATATTGCAATCTCGTGATTCATATTCAGATACAACGACAAACACTGTTGTACAGATAACATATTCAGAATATGCGAATTTAGCAGTATCTGGAACAGCGACTACATATACAGTGGGAAACTACACTGTAGATTTGTATTCTGAATATAGAAATGCAGTCACTAACTATGACTGGGAGTTTGAAGAGAACGAAAAACGCAGACAGATAAAAATAATAAAAAGACAGTATTATCCATCTATTATAGCTGAATTCAATTCTATAACAAATAGTGCAACAGGTGCTGGAACTATTTACAGGAATGTTAGATAATGCCCGTTAAGAGTCTCAGTAGAAATCCAACAGCAAGTATTATATTACCAATAGATCCAACTCTTACAGCAGATTTAAATGTTGAAGAAGTTAGTGTGACTGAATCTTTGTTGTCGCCAACTGTTTTTGCATCTATAAAAGTTCATCAAACATTAGAAACAGAGATATACAGAAATATGGATTTATACTATGCAAAACCCATTATAATATCTCTTGCAAGACCCTTTCTAAGAAATTTTTTTCAAAAAGACAACATTGGTTCTGAATTAGTTGTTTTTAGAATATCGAATAGAAATAGAAGAGTTATGTACTCAACAGAGGAGTTTATAATATCTGCTTGTTCTCCTTCTTTTATAACAGACGCCAAAACTTGGGTGCCAGATCATTGGGCATCAAAGACACCATCAGAAATAGTCGAAAATATATACACCAACGTTTTAAATATTCCCTCTTATGAAATAGAAAAATCTAATCCACCAATAGATTTTGCCGGAGAAAGACTTCATCCATTTCAAATAATATCCCAAATGGCAGAAAGAGCTATTACCAATGATGGATCTAATGATCCATCGTTTATACACTACATGACAATGCAGAATTCTAATTTTGCAAATATACTCACACATAACTTTAAATCATTACGAAAACTTACCGAACAAAGTCCTATAATGTCATTCTCATATTCTTTTAAAAATCTCACTGTAAATAATTATTATAATCCATTTGATATCATGTCTTTTTCTTTTCCTTGCGATTTCGATCTGATGTCTGATATAATGAATGGTTATGATGAAACTGGTAAAGAGATATTCACACTGACAACTATAGATTCATATAAGGGACTGGGTGCTATATTCAAATCAGAATTCAATAATCTATTATCAAAATATAGTCTTAGTAGATTTTCTACTCCGACAAATTTGACAACAGCATCTATGCTTAATTCAAATCCAACAAATGTTGAAAACTATTTGTTAAAAAGAAAAGCACGAATGTCTCTTTTAAATCAAGACAAAATAGCACTAAAAATGACGGTACCATTTAATCCAATGTTAAGTGTTGGTAAAGTCATAAGTGTTACTTTTAAACAAAAACCGGATTTAACAATGCCGGCGTTATACGGCTCCGGAAACTATCTTATTGTGAATATGACACATGTTGTCAGACCACGTGGATTAGCAGTGACAAATTTAGATTGTGTCGCTAAAACTGTTGGAATAGGAATACAGTAATGAGTTCGGGATTTGGTCCTTTAGACGCATCAAGCAATAAAGAATATTTCGGCGTAATCGTTGACAGAAATGGACCGGATAATTCTGTAAAAGTTTTGATACCAGAATTACACGGACCAGATTTGGATATAAACACACTGGGTTGGTCGCGATTTAGAATCGAATCAGATACAACAAATTATGGCACACCTGATTTGGGGCAAATGGTCAGATGTGTCGTGAATAGTATTGGCGGTTCACATACTGTAGAAATCACTGGAATATATCAGATTGTTTTAAGTTCAGTACCAGCACCAGGCTCTGCGCTATATCTTAATCAATGGTTTTCGCAATGGCAAACAGCTGTAAACACAACATCACCCATCAGCATTCCACCTAATATTGTAGAGGGTGTTGTCAATGGTGCTGTTGTTCGGCAGATTGTAGAAAAAGGTGTTGAACATTCACATTCTTTATTTAATAATATTATTTCAAATGGTGCAGTGTTTCCGCTTAACGGTGTATTCTTTCCTAGAATAGTCGTAGATTCTGCGCTTATTGACTCTGGATTAAAAATGACATTGGATAGATTGAGTTCTTTTGTTGGTGAGTTCTTCAATCTTGGTAATCTGATTAGTTATATACCAGACACTATATTTAATAATCTGCTGCCGGAAATTCAAGGTGCTTTACAATCTATCACAACGCTCGCTAGCAATCTAACTACAACAGTTATGGATGGAGTATTTATTCCTGGACAAACTATTTTATCTTCTGTTATTGATACAATCACACAATCTGTAGAGAATCTGACATCAGTCGCCGATGTAACAGCACTATTTTCAAATCTGTCTTCTATAGCATTACCAACATTAGATAACATCACTCAGACTGTCAACGGCATATATGGACCGATTTCATATGAAATATCTGCATTGACCGGTGAAGTTACTTCAACTCTTCTTGGTGGTGCAGAAGATGCTTTCAATCTTGCATCTTCTGTTATTTCTGAAGACATACTGTCGGTTGGTTCTAGATTACCTGATCCAACGGTGTTTGTAAGTTCTGTTCAATCACTGACAAGTAGCATAAGTAATATTGAATCCGAAGCAGCAAGTTTTCTGGGAATAGGATAATATTATGCCAGCGCCTCCTCTGACATCACCAAAAATAACTACTCCAGCGAAACTGATTTTTCCCGATGATATAAGAAAAGATTCAAGAACCCATGATATTCATAATACATGGATTAAAAAAACACGATCCGGGCATGTTATTGAATTAAACGATAATAAAGGTGTTGAACATGTTACCATTCAACATCGGTCGGGATCACTGATTCAGTTTCAGCCAGATGGTGCAGTTGTTATTAGCAGTTCAAATGGGCAATTTCAAATAACATATGGTGAAAACAGAATATATGTAACGGGCGCCAGAGATATTGTTGTTGATGGAGATGCATCGCTCAAAGTAAAAGGTGATTATAATGTCACTGTTGATGGCGATTATAATCTCAGTATAGGTGGTAATTTAACAACAGTTGTTGCTAAAAACAGACATGATGTAATTCTAAAAAATGAACAAAAACAAGTTATAGGTAACGTAGAAAATAAAGTGGGTGGTTTTTTAAAAACTACGATAAAGGGTAGCATTTATTTTGGCACAAGTGATAGTGTAAAAATTTCTGGAAGTACAGCTACAATCAAAAGTGATTCATTAACTGAAATATTGTCTGATGCAAGTATTGATATCAAAGCACCAGACATTGATATAGATTCGATATAGGGAGAAAGTTAAATGTCAGTTACTATTGATGGTATACTATGGCCACCAACAGCAGCCCAAGTCGGTAACATTATAGCTACATTTTCGAATTCAGCAGTTCAATATGCTGCGCTGAATGTAAATGTAACATCTACATCTGCAAATTCAAATTCTGCATTGGCTATGATTACGCTCAACGGAAACACTGTATTCTTTATGAATGCTCATCCTTATGAATCGGCTAAGTCTAGCGATGCATCTAAGGGCGCCAATAACACTGTTCAAGTTGTCTTTGGTGCGGATCGATTATATCCTGACGCTTGGGGTTCTCCAGGAGTAGAAGGTCAATATTCTCGTGCGACATATCAATTTCACACCTCTACTTATGCTGGTCAAGGATTAAGTTTACATGCATGGAATACATGGCGAGAGGGTGGTGGTTGGGATCTAGAAATGATCAAATCAAACTCATCTACAGTGGGTGTATTATCTCCTGTCGATGCAAATACTGAACTTGGATTTATCTCGGGTGGTGGTGTGGCTTATTATGATGGATTTGGTTCATCGGAAAATATTGCGGTTCAAGCGGCTGGAATTTCTTTTGAATCTGCTCTTCCTGCTATATCGAATGCAATTTATACGAATGGATATCCAGCTTACATGCCGACTCTACCCGGTAAAATTAGATTTTTGACAGCCAACAATTCTGAACCTTATATGGCAGAACGAATGATGATTGATGCTAATGGTAATATTTTTATTCGAAATGGTTCTTTGTATGTTGAAAATGGTAATGTTTCAATAAGCGGAAAAACAGCAATAACAGATGTAACAGCAAATACAACGAGATCAAGTCCAGGAAATACACAAACATTCACGGCTAATGGTACTTGGACAAAACCATCAACAAACGAAACATATGCAAGAATTCAATTGTGGGGTGCTGGTGGTGCGGGAGGCAGGGGCGGCACTTCGGTCTTTGGCGGTGGTGGCGGAGAATATTTTGAATGTATTGTTACAATGACTATTTTAGGCGCGACAGAACAAGTCATTGTTGGACGGGGTGGAAAAGGCAGAACAACAAACGGAGATGGAAATAATGGTACAAGTACTATTTTTGCTAATGGCACCTTAAATATAACGGCTGATTTTGGTAATGGAGGAAGCAGCACTCAGGCCCTGAGTGCTGGTGGTGTTACATCAGTTCAAACTAGAGCGAATACTAATTCTGCTTTTACTATGGTGTCATATCCCCAACTAGAGAATGGAGGAGGCGGCCGTGATACTTCAGATGGCGTATCGACATATTTTTCAGGTGCTGGTGGCGGTGGCTCTTCAGGTGGCAATTACAATGGAGGAAAAAGTTGGTATGGTGGTAACGGCGGTGCTGGAAAAACGACTGGCGGTGGAAGCGGGGGCAATGGCTCTGAGCCCGGCGGCGGTGGTGGTGCATCAAATAACGGCGCAACTTCAGGCGATGGTGCAAATGGTAAAGTTATAATAACAACATTTAATTCATTCTAAAAAAGAATAAATATTAACATGACAGATATATCTAGAAAAAACGATTATAAAGATTTAGATTTAGACTTCTTAGCGCATCCTATCACAAAAGATGTGGTGAGAAAGACTGGTCCTGATGCTGTAGCTAGAGCTATTAGAAATATTATTTTAACAAACTTCTATGATCGACCATTTCAATCTTATATTGGCACCAATGTCCAAAAGATTTTGTTCGATAATATGACTCCAACAACAGCTAGATTGTTGGAACAGTTTATTACAGATGCTATAAATAACTTTGAACCAAGAGCGACTGTCATTGGAGTAAAGGTTACTACAAATATCGATTATAATGGTTATGATGCAAAGATAGTTTTCTCGGTGAATAATAGACCAGAATCATATGTATTGACTACATTCCTTGAGAGGATCAGATAATAGATGGCACATCAAGCTAATACAGCATTGAGAGTAACAGAATTAGATTTCGACTCTATTCGAAACAATCTCAAAACATATCTAAGTTCTCAAAATGAGTTTACGGATTATGATTTTGAAGGCTCTGGTATGTCAGTCCTTCTTGATATTCTTGCATATAATACTCACTATATGGGATATTATCTCAATATGGTCGGTAATGAAATGTTTATCGATTCAGCACAACTTCGCGAATCTATTGTTTCACATGCCAAATCTCTAAACTATGTTCCAGGATCGATGACTGCTCCCACAACTTTTGTCAAGTTAGTCATTACACCAGAATCTGGAGAAGATACGACATCAACAACGCTTACACTACCAAAATATACAAGATTTATTTCAGAACCAGTCAATGGTAAAAACTATATCTTTACAAATCTTGCAGCTAATACAGCTACTAAATCTGGAGGCTCTTTTACATTCAATAATCTTCAACTAAGACAAGGTATTCCAGTAACACTTCAATATACGGTATCTAATGAAAATAGATTCGTCATACCATCTGCTAATGTTGATATTGATACTATAACTGTTTCTGTACAGGAATCTTTCTCTAATACAGATACAAAAACATATACATTAGCAGATGACATAACTCTCCTCAAGGCTAATTCTAAATCTTATTTCATTGAAGAGAATTCTGTCAGAAATGGAAACTACGTAGTATACTTTGGTGATGACATTATTGGTAAAAAGCCTGCTAATAATAATATCGTAATTATCAACTATCTCGAAACACATGGTGATGCAGCTAACAAAGCAAATAACTTTACAAAAACTGGAGCTATATCTGGTTATTCTCAGAATGTTGTAGTCAGATCGGTATCAGCAGCCGCTGGTGGTGGCATGAAGGAGTCTATCGAGAATATCAGATTTAGGGCTCCTGTTTTTTATTCTATTCAAAATAGAGCAGTCACCACATCTGATTATGAGGCGTTGATTCTTCGCGATTACCCTTCCATTCAATCTATTTCTGTTTGGTCTGGTGAAGACAATGATCCTCCGGTTTATGGTAAGATTTTCATATCAATAAAACCAAAAGAAAACTTTGCTATAACAAATCTTGAAAAAGAAAGAATCAAAGACGATATCATCAAAACAAAAAGTGTTTTGACTGTATTTCCTGAAATTATTGAACCAGATTATACATATATAACACTTACTACAAAAGTCAACTATAACAAAAATCAAACAACATTATCAGAAGATGAAATCAAACAACTAACAAGAACTGCTATTGAAGATTATTATGACGATAATCTAGGCACGTTCTCGTCTACATACAGAAACTCAGTTGTTCATGCTTATATGGAAAAAATAGGAACATATGTTCTAAGTACAGAGGTAAAAGAATATTTACAAAAGAGAGTAGATATAACA